ATCTGGTGCAGGTAGCGTAAGTTCTACTGCCGTAAGAGTGCAACCTGCTGTATCAAGTGTTTCAGGTGTAGGCACTACATCAAGCACTGGAACATTATTAGGTGTAGTAAGCTCATCTGTATCAGGTGCAGGTACAACATCAAGTACTGCTACCCAAAGATTTGTAGGTGAAACCTCTGTATCAGGTACAGGTACAACATCAAGTACTGCTACCCAAAGATTTATAGGTGAAGCCTCCGTATCAGGTAGTGCAAGTATTATTGGAACAGTTGCACAAGATGCAGAAGCTAGTGTATCAGGTTCAGCAACGGTATCTAGTGTTGGTACAATACGCACTTTAGGTACAGGAAGTGTTTCAGGTGCAGGTACTACAAACACAGCAGACGTAACAGTTAGACAAGTTGCTTCCGCTAGTGTATCGGGTTCAGCAACTGTTAGTGCTAATACTACATCATTTGCTAGTGCATCTATATCAGGTTCAGCAACTGTAAGCACTACAGGAACATTACTTACGAATGCAGAATCAAGTGTTAGTGGTGCAGGTACACAAGCTAATACGGCTGTTGGAATATTTGTAGCAAATGTAAGTGCATCGGCATCTGGTACATCTAGCTCAGATGGAACAGGTTTATTAGATGGTGAAACAGCTATTAATGGTATTGCTACCGTTTCTAGTGATGCTACATTAAAAGCTAAAGGTATTACATCTGTAAGTGGTGCAACAACTGTATCAGCAATTGCAGATAAGTTAAAAGATGTAGACAGTTCAGTATCAGGCGCAGGTACAACATCTAGTTCTGCAGATAGAGTTGCTAATGCTGACAGTTCTGTATCAGGTGCAGGTACAACAGCTATTACACCAAACCATATACAACCTGTTGATAGCAGTGTAGATGGTTCAGCAACAGTTATATCACTAGCTACTAGAAGATTATTAGACAGTAGTTCAGTATCAGGCACAGGCACTACAAGCGGTGATGCTATTGTTGTTAAAATTGTCAGTGCTACAATTACAGGAATTGGTTCTAGCTCTGGCGATAGCATAAAAATAAATTATCAATCACTACGTGATTTTTACACAAGAGACAGAGTTGTATTTGTACCATCACGAGCAGACGATTCACCTTTAGATAGAAGAGTATTTATACTTTCTCAAAATAGGAATGTTACAATACCACCAAGATTTGATGCAGTTGCAGCACGAAGAAGAGCAATTATTAGACGTGGAGGAAGATAATGGCTTTAAGATGGCCTAATAAAGACCCAGATGAAACACTCGACTACAGTGTAGATTGGAGTAGATTTCTAAGAACGGGTACAACTATATCACAAGTTATATGGTTTATTAAAGATGCAAACGGTGTTAGAACTCGTTTTGATGCAGGTGATACTGTTAATGGGTTGACCACTACATCTCAATCAATATCTACTAATGGTACAGTTGCATCTATCTTTTTATCTGCAGGAACTTTAAATACTAAATATAATTTATTTTGCAATATGACAGACAGTAGGGCTGTTACTGCAGAACGTGGTGTATCAATTACAATAAAAGAGCAATAACATGGCATATGATTTTTTGGGATTAGTTAATCAGGTAAACAGAAGACTGAATGAAGTTGAATTAACAACTTCTAATTTTAGTACCGCTACAGGTTTTTATGCTCATGCTAAAGATGCTGTAAACTCTTCTATTAGAGATATAAATCAGACAGAATACAACTGGCCTTTTAATCACGTAGAAGAAGAGGAAGATGTTACCGCAAATACGATGCGTTACGATTTTGCTCAAGATGCAAAAACAGTTTCTATGGATACCTTTAGAATTAAAGAAAGCAGTACGTTAGGGGTATCAACAAAAAAACTAAAACAAATTTCGTATGAAGAATATCTTGACAAATACATACATTTAGAGTACACTACAAATAACACGGGTGTACCTGATTATGTATTTCGTTCACCTAATTTACAGTACGGTCTAGTACCTGTTCCAGATAAAGCGTACACTCTTATATATGAGTATTATATCTTTCCTACAGATTTAGAATTACAAGATGATATTCCTTCTATACCTGAAAGATTTGCTCATGTCATAGTTAACGGTGCTATGTTTTACGCATACTTATTTAGAGGTAATACACAAGATGCTATGGTAGCAAAAGAAAAATTTGAAGAGGGTCTTAAAAGTATGAGGAGCTTGCTAATCAATCGTTACGATTATGTCCGTTCTTATGCAATAAACAGAAATACGTTTGCATCAAATGTGCTTTCTTAATTTTTACTTGACAAAATAATTAAAATGGATACAACTAATGGCAGACGCATGGCAAACTTTTCCAGTACAGTTTCAAGGTGGATTAATAACTAATATCAGTCCTGTACAGTTAGGTCTTCAATCACCGGGTGCAGCAACTACTTTAAGAAACTTTGAACCATCTGTAGAGGGTGGCTATAAAAAAGTATTAGGGTACACTAAATATGATAGCAATGCTCTAACTGGAAGTGGTGTAATAAGAGGAGTATTTTTATTTGGGTCTGATGTATTAGCATCAAGAGGAACACACTTATACAAGTCCGCAGGTAGTGGTTGGACACAAATAACAGATAGCAGTTCTTTTAGTAGCACAGGTATTACGCTAGGTGGTTCAGGTAAAGTAAGATTTGCAAAGTTTAACTTTAACGGAACAGAAAAAGTTTTAATTACAGATGGTAATGGTAAACCTTTTTTATATGATGGTAGCACATTTTCACAGCTTACTTCTTTAGGAACAGATTTTTCTGGTTGCAATAATGTTATTATATTTAATACACACGTGGTTTTTATTAATGGCACAAAGTTATTATATTCTGCACCATTAGATTTAACTTTTACATCAGCATCGGGTGCTGGTACAATTGATTTTACAGACACAATAACGGATGTTATAGAGTTTAGAGAACAACTTATAATATTTTCTAAAAGTAAAATTAAACGAGTAAGTGGTGGTTTTACAGGAAACTTTGTTTTAGAATCTGTGTCTGATGATATGGGTTGTATAGCTGAAGATACAGCAAAAGAAGTAGCAGGTGATGTAATATTCTTAGGACCTGATGGTTTACGTACATTAGGCGGTACTGAAAGAATAGGAGATTTTAACTTAGCTTTGATATCTCGTAATATACAAAGAGAAGTTACAAAATTTACAGATACATTTACAAATTATACTAGTTTAGTTATCAGAGGAAAAAGTCAATATAGAATATTTGCATATCAATCTGCGATACCACCAGCTTCTAGTTCAGGTTTACTGGCAACACAAACAGATAATGGCTTTTCTTGGGCAGAACTTAGAGGTTTTAAAGTACACGTAGCACATAGTGAATATAAATCAATTACAGATAATGAGGTAATATACTTTGCTAATGATGATGGATATGTATATCAAATGGAATCTGGATTTACTTTTGATACAGCAAACATAAATGCCTCATACGTAGGACCTGACTTAGCAATTACAGACCCAAGAATTAGAAAAACATTATATAAAGCAAACCTATATATAAAATCAGACGATAGTGTTTTAATTAAATATGGTAATGTAACAGCACAATATGGTAGCTCTATATATTCACAAGCATCTTCTAGTTTTGATTTTAATGTTTTATTTGATTATAGTGAGCAGAGTACAAATACAGTGCAACCTGATTTGATTACATTAACTGGTAAATCTCCTTTCCAAAACCAATTTTCATTTCCTTTAATTGGTTCAGGATTTACTGCAACGATACAGGTAAGTGCTAACAATGCACAACCATCTTTTTCTTTGGACTCTATAATGTTTGATTATACTAACCACGATAGGAGATAACAGTGGGCAACGAATATACAAGACAAAGTTCATCTGCTATAGTAGATGGTTCAACTATACAAGCGGCAGATTTAAACAACGAATTTAATGCATTAGAAAACGCTTTCAGTAATAGTGCAGGACATACACATGATGGAACTGCGGCTGAAGGTGGTAGAATAACTACCATAGGACCAGCAGGTGAGTTTACTTCAGATGCTACAGCTTTATCTCCAAGCACAACTAAGACAAAAGACTTAGGAACATTAACTGCGGCATATAGAGTTGTGTACACAAATGGTGTGACAAGTACAGATGGAGACAATCTTGTATTAACACCGACAGGTACAGCTAATGTTGTTGTTGATGAGGTTACATTTAATGGTTCTAATCTTACTGCTACAAATAATTTGTCAATAAACAGTTTAACATTTCCTACAGTAGATGGCAGTGCAGGTCAGGTTATAAAAACAGATGGTTCTGGTAATTTAGAATTTGCATCACTATCTAATACTGCAGGTACATTATCTCAATTAGCAGACGATACTTCACCACAATTAGCTGGTAATCTTGATGTACAAACACATTCAATAGTAAGTACATCAAATGGAAATATTAATATAAGTCCTAACGGCACAGGTAAAGTTAGAATTGGTAATAATGCTATTGCATATCCTAATGCAGATGGAACTAACGGACAAGTGCTTACTACTAACGGTGCTGGAGTATTAAGTTTTGCAACCGTAAGTGCAAATGGTTTTCCTACAGGTGGTAACGGTTGGTCTGCAACAACTGATAGCAGTAACAATTTAATTATTAGCTATGGTTCAAGCACTTTATTTAAGCTAACAACTACTGGAGCATTAACTGTAGAGGGTGATATTACCGCATTTGGTACTGTGTAGCATAAGGAATTACAAATGCCAACAACAAATCCCGGCACATTTCAGTCTAGGAATAGTATCTCGTTTAGTCAACTTGCTTCTGAATTTAATCAAGTAGATGACGGTACTAGGGAAATAAAATTTAGTGATTATGCATATAATGGAAGCATATTAAATTCAACTACAGTAGGCACTATTTCATACGAAGATTTTGATGGAAGCACTACCGCAACTATGCCTGACGATTTAGTTCATTCAGAATACACTCGTATTTCAGACCAAACAGGAGATATATCTGGAACAGGAATGTCTAACATAACATGGACAACTATTGGAAATATAACAGGTTTAAAAGTTGCTAGGCTATATCTAGCAGGGTCAGGTACAAGTAGCACAAATCTTTTAGCCATTGAAGGAACAGCCATAAGTAATGACACAGGTTATCTAGTAAGATTTACTGGTACAAATGCTAGACCAAATTTAATAGCACCTGATTTTTTAAATAGTTCTTTAGCAGGTAGTACACAAAAAGGACAATTTCCCCTTTTTACACAATATGGAAACCGACCTAGTAATTGGCAAGGTGCAAATCTTCCTACTTGGGTTTTATCTCCAGTTGGTAGTAACGAATGGGCATTAACCTATTCGCCTAATGGCCCATCTGGTAAGTATTGGAATCAAGCAATGTTTTGTGATTACAGATATGCAAATGGTACAAATTCAGGTGGATGTGGCACAACTGCAAGTGCTGTATCAGGTATGACTAGTAATCAGTTATACGTTTATACAACTACGTGGATTATTGGAACTTTTGGTGAATATGCAAAAAAAGTTTATAATTACAACTATCCTGCACAATCTACCAATATGCAACTATCTCGTTGTTACCAATTAAAAAATAGCAGGAAAACAATAGATGGTGTAGCAACCGCAACCGCAACAGGAGTAATAGTATAATGCCAACACCCATTCCGGGAACATTTCAGGCTAGGAATAGCATTTCATTTAGCCAAATCGCTTCGGAATATAATCAAGTGGATGACGGCACTAGAGAAATAAAATTTAGTGATTATTATTTAAACAATGGAATAGTAGATTATAGCAATAGTCCTCTAGGAGAGTGGGGTGGTACTAATCCTGATATAGTGCAATCATTTGAAAATGCTACTGCACCTGATATACCTCGTAACTATGCTGTGACAACACATGATATTTCTGCTTCAGCTAACAATAGAAATGCTGACCCTGCACCAACTAGCCTTACCACAGGTGTAAATTGGGTTGCTGTTGGAAATATAACAGGTTTAAAAGTAGCAAACGTAGCTGACGATACAACAGGAACTTCTTTTGGAAATCAACTGTCAGCATATAATAATAGTTTAAGTAATGATACAGGTCATTTTTTAAAATTATCATCAGACCTTTTTGTAGTGCCTGATTGGTTAAAAGAAGGTTATGCGAGAGGTCATTATTATAGCTGGGGTTACAATGTAAATACAGCGCATTCGCAACGTGCGCCTAGTAATTATATAAATGCAGATGGTAGTCCTCGTTACTTAAAGTCGCCATCAGGACGAGGTTGGTGTCCAATTATACTAGAAGTAGATTCTTTAAATAGAAGCCGTAAGCATAGATATTGTAAATTAAGTTCTGCTATACTAGGTCAATGTGGTACTAGTGGCAGTAATGTACCTGCAGATGAATCTGGAGGTTTGTCTTCCAGTCAAATAGCTATCTATGAAAATCCAACACATCTTGGAGGATTTACATGGGGAGGTTTTGGTCAATACGCACCAAAAATAATATACAATCCTGCAGGTCTACCTAGACTTAATGAATCAACTCTGGGTACTGGAAGACCAGATGACTTGCAAATGTCTTATTTTTATTCAAGAAAAAATATACGTAAGGCATTAAAAGGAGTAGCAACCGCAACCGCAACAGGAGTAATAGTATAATGACAATAGACCCTATGTTATTTTGGAACATTGTTCTTACAATGGTTATTGCTCCAGTGTTCTGGGCATTTCGTCAAATGTTTACAGAAGTAAAACGCTTGCAGATTTTACTGAACAAAACTCGTGAAGACTACGCTACTAAAATGGAACTAAGAGATGACATGGATAGAGTTATGGAAGCACTACATAGAGTAGAAGATAAATTAGATAGAGCATTAGATAGGATATAAATATGGCTACGTTCAAAGCATTTAAACCTAGTGGCATGGAAAAGATAGCACGTTCTATGGGCTATCAAGGTTCAATGGATGGTTTTCAAAACTTTCTTGCACAAGACCCTATGCGTCAGCAACAGATGAATAAGTTTACACAACAAGCTGTTGCTATGGCACGAGGTGGTGTTGTAAGAATGCAAGAAGGTGGTACAACGGAGACTACAACAGAACAACCTACAACAGAGACAACACAGCCTGAAGAACCACCAAAGCCAACTATAGGTGATATAACAACGCAGAGAGCAACAACTCCCGGTTTACCTGAAGGTGGTAAAACGGTAGCGGCAACAACACCTATATCACAAGACCAAATGGTAAAAGAAGGAACAGGTGCATTAGACCCAAGAGAGGGCATATCTACAGCAGTAGCAGGTGTTACACAAGCTGATGAAGTAACGGCTGGTACAGCAAATACTATGGATGCAAAAGCAAGTTCAGATGAAGTTAGTACAGCACTTGATGCAACACAAGCGGCACAGACAGACCCAAATGACCCACGCTCTAAAGTAATTGCACAAGAACAAACACGTTCATCTGTATCCGATTTAAATGCGGCACAAGGAACTGGCATTCTAATTGACAATCCAGTGCAACGTGAGTTACAAGATGGTGAGTTAATTACTGGTGTAGCAGACGCAGAAAAAGCATCTAAGTTTACTGAGCAAATACAAGCGGCAGAAGCTACTCCATCACAAAAAGCAACTGTACAAGGTCAACTAGAAGGACTGATGCAACAGTTTGAAGGTGGACAAACACCAGCATGGGCGGCAGGTGCTATGCGTAGAGCTAATGATGTACTAGCACAGCGTGGTTTAGGTGCATCTTCTCTTGCAGGGCAAGCTGTAATACAAGCGGCTATGGAATCAGCATTACCTATAGCACAAGCTGATGCATCCACAACAGCACAGTTTGAGGCGCAGAACTTATCCAACAGACAGCAACGTGCTATGCTTGCGGCACAACAACGTGCAGAATTTATGGGCATGGAATTTGACCAAGCATTTCAAGCACGTGTGCAAAACGCTGGACGAATAGCTGATATAGCAAACATGAACTTTAATGCAGAACAACAGGTACAATTAGAGAACAGTCGTATTGCTAACACTGTAAATTTAGAAAATCTTTCTAATAAACAAGCAATGGTAATGGCAGAGGCTGCGGCATTAGCTCAACTAGATACAGCTAATCTTAATAATAGACAGCAAGCACAGGTTCAAAATGCACAGAACTTTATGCAAATGGATTTGACTAATCTATCTAATAAACAGCAAACAGAAATGTTTAAGGCACAGCAAAGAGTGCAGTCTTTATTTACAGACCAAGCGGCAGAAAATGCGGCAAGACAGTTTAATGCTACATCACAAAATCAAGTAGACCAATTCTTTGCAAGCTTACAATCTCAGACCTCACAGTTCAATGCAACACAAGCTAATGCACAAGCACAGTTTAATGCAGGTCAGGTAAACTCAATAGAAAGATTTAATCAAGAGTTAGCAAATCAACGTGACCAGTTCAATGCACAGAACCAACTTGTTATAGCACAGAGCAATGCACAGTGGAGAAGAGAGATAGCCACTGCGGATACCGCAACAATTAATCGTACTAATGAGTTGAATGCAAAAGCCATACTAGATATTAGTGACAGTGCTTACAATAACTTGTGGAATTATTATGCTGATACTATGGAGTGGGCATGGACAAGTGCAGATAACGAAGAAGAAAGAATAAAAGATTTAGCTGTTGCAAAATTAAATGCTTCAACAAATAAAGAAATGGTTCAGATGGAAAATGACCATGAAAACAAACAAAGCACAGGCGGTTTCTTTTATGATGTAACTAAGTATTTATTAACAGGTGATTTTTAGGAAAGTAAAATGAATATATTAAAAGCTTCTATAGCAAACACTTTTGCAGAAATTAAAAGAAGAGGTTCACAGAAAACTGAGAAGCCGAAGGTAAATAGTTTTATGGCAAAACCTATGAAAGAAAAAGAACCAGAGGTAAATGATGCAATTCGTTTAACACTGGCTATAAGAGAGGCATTTGGAAATGATAAATGATAAACCTGCACAACCACTTTTAGACGGACCTATTCCCGGTCAGGCATTGACTGCAGGTTTAGGTGATAGACCTTGGCAACAACCTGCAAGATATGCTACACCAGATGAAGCATTAACATATTATGTGCAAAGATTAACACAGCCAGAGTTAGCTAATAAACTATTTGATATACTAGAAATGGGAGTGCCTGTAGACGAGGTAGTAGATGGTCTTCAGTTAACAAGTGTTATGGAAGGTATACATAGTATTGATGTAGGTATTATTGTAGCACCAGCTATTGCAGAAACAATAACTCAACTAGCTAAATCTGCAGGAGTTGAGTATGTTGGAATGGGTACACCACAAAATAAAGATAGGCTAAGTGAAACAGAGGTAGCACTAGCTCTTAAAGAATCAAGAGAAAAACTACCAGAGGTAGATAAACTAGTTGAAGAGACAATGGAATTACCTGAAGAAGAAGCACCTGCAGGTTTGATGTCAAGGAGAATGTAATGGCTATAGGTTCATTTATAGGTGGTTTTGCAAGACGTGCATCAGAAGACCTTGAAGATATTAAAAAATCAAATAGAGAGTTAGTAGACTTTTCTATACAAACTTGGGTACAAGAGGGTTTAGCAGAAAGCAAATCTCGTACACAAAAAAGAAGAGAAACTAAAAAATTAGTGGATACATTAGAGAGCCACTTTTCTCCAGACCAAGTAGGTGTTATACTAAAACAAGGAGATGGTGAAAGAATAGTTAAGGGTATACAAACTTTAAAAAGTCAAGGTTCAGAAATTAAACCTAATGAAATTGTAAGTTTTGCTGAAGGTTATCAAGAGTCAGGTTTAACTTACGCAGATATAATTGATAGATACATGGGTAAAGTTAACAGTGGTGTGGATAGTTCAACAGCATTAGCAGAAGCAACAGGCAGTAGCAGATTTATGAAGAAGAGAATACAAGCATTTGAAAATGCGTTTGGTGTTCCTATGTCTCAGCTACGTGCGTTAGCGCAACAAGATATTATATATGAAGACATGCCAGCCACAGGAACTATAGATTTTGTAGACCCTGTAGCGGTAGCACGTGCTAAAGATGCAATACAGGGTACAGGAACAACTCAGGGTATTAGAAATAATTTTACATCTTTTGCAGGTAAACTTTTTGGCGGTGAACGGACAGAAACTATAGACCCAATAACAGGTCAATATGTATATAGGACTACTTTTAAACGTGATGAAGACGAGGTAAAAGCACAATTGTTTGCCGATAGAGCAAATGTATTTTATGCGGATTTATTAGCGACAAATTCACCAGATAAGGCTATACAATTAACAAGAGAATGGATGATTAATAATCAACCAGAGGAATATAAAAATGCTTCTAGCAATATAACTTTAACTTCAGGTGGTAGTCAAGGAGGTGGTAGTCAGGTAGTTCCTACCATGACACAAGCTCAAATCTTAGCACCTTTAACTTCTTCATCCTTTAAACAATTAAGAAATAAAAAAGACAAACAAAAACAGATAGATATAGTTAGGAACAATTTAGTAACTATACTTAATATGACTGTAGCCGAAGCAGATAAATTAGTAGAACCTTATAGGAAATAGTATGTCTTTAAAACCGTATAACTTTAAAGAAGAATTAACTGAAGAAGATTTAGTTAACGACTTAGACTTTCTAAGTGATGCTTCTATGTTCTTGCACGAGCGTCAGGGTTTAGATGAAGTATTAAGTGGGCAAGAAACATATGAAAAATTTATGGAGCATATGCGCTTCCATGATGTTAATGAGATAACAGCTTTACGTGATTTAGAATATGCTCAGAACTCAGAGCTATCTGGTAAACATAGATTTGGTAGATTGATAGATGCATATGATAAAGTAAATGAGGATGTATCAGGACGGATGATGTGGGATTATGCATCGGGAGTTTTGCAAGCACCCTCTACTTATATAGGTGTAGCTACAGGTGGTCTAGGTAAAGCATCTGCTATGGCAGGTACACAAGCCGCAAAGCTAGGTGTTAGAAAAATACTTGCTGAAGGATTAAGAACAGCGACACAAGCGGCTGCGGCTGAAGGAGCGATAGGTGCTGTGCAAGGTGGCTTGCAAGAACTTACTCGTGTAGAGACAGGATTGCAAGAAGAGTTTACAGGTCGTAGAACAGCAATGACAGGATTATCATCTGCCGCTGTTGGTGGTCTTATAAATTTTCCATTAGGAACTGGTATTCCCGGATTAACTAAAGGTCAAGCAAGAAGAGCAAGTGAAGCAAATGAACTATA